GGAAAACAAAACAACACAGAAACACTCGCAACTTAACTGCCCATATAAGGAGAATAACCGCACCCCGCACTATAATCCCATATGGCCAGAGTACGAGCGTCGTTGGAGAAGATCCGGGACCCATCTGTACAAACAGCTATCTCTGAAGCTGCTTACGCACATGTACGCCCTGTTCTAAAAGAAGCCCTCGTTAATTGCCCCTATGCTCTCAATGATGCCGAAGCGGACTGCCTTGAAAACTTCGGTATTACTGTAAATCCGTACGCCACCCAAACTCACACACACGCCGCTTGTAAAGCGATAGAGAATAGGATGTTAGAAATAGTAGGTAAACATCTCCCAAAAGAACGCTGCACAATGCTTTTCCTGAAACGCAGCAAGCTAAGATACCTTAGACGTGCCGCAGCCTTGAAAGATGACTTCATCAACCAGGACATTGAACCTAAGGACCTTTTTCGTTACGATCGGGATACTATACGAACCCGCCTTAAGGATATTACTACCCCAATAGCCTATATGTCCGACACCCTACACTTCATGTCCCACACGGAGTTGATGTTGCTTTTCGCTGATTCTCCGCCACTCCAGACCATGTTGGCCACTTTAGTCTTGCCGATCGAGGCTATGCATCGCCGCACCACGCTATACCCCGCCCTCTACAGCATCAACTACGGGCCCAAAGGATTTGAGTACATACCAGGTAATCATGGGGGAGGTGCCTACTTCCACCCCTACGACACCCTAGACTGGCTTAAAGTGCGCCAACTCCGGGGGGAAGACCATCACGGAATTGACCCCACTATTACACTCACTTTCCAGCTGGTGGAAAGCCTGGGCGCTAACCATCTCTTTATCATCCAACGAGGCGACCTCCGGACTCCGCTGGTACGCACATTCTGTAGAGACACACTGGTCACCATGCCCAAAATCTTTTGCCCCGACTCCATGAATGCCAACCGTCCCCTCACCAAGACAAAAGCCATGCAGATGCTGATGTATTGCAAATCTGTCAAGCAAGTAAGTGAACGGGACATCTACGCAAAGTTCCGACAAATGATCTCCACCCCTGAACTGGAGCTTTACGAGCCCGACGAGATGGTGCACCTCTGTAACTACTTTCACTTCGTAGCTCATTTGGACTCAATCACTTGCTACGACGACCTCCTAGGCAATTCTTTATGGGCGACGCCTCACCATCCCCGTACGCACCAAAGTCACCCAATTTTAGACTTCTTCCGTGGACAGAACAATTTCAGTAAGCTGCTGGCTGCACTTAAATGGGAACCCTTTTCCTATTCCCTGGAGCCTAACGACTTCACCGTGTCATACGACGGCCATTCCGCTCGCGCCCTTGCCGACAGGACTGGACTGTCTCTCACCGTCGCTGCCGCAACCATCAAAGACAGTCGGGCCGACCCCACACTCTTCACCGAGGCTGACCTAGAAGATACTCCTTTTGAGGACTTTCTAGGCCGTCTAACTTACCCCATTCCAACCAACCAGGAGGGGTCACCGCGTGACACGGAGCCAGAAAGCCCATCTATTAGCGGCGCCACACAAGTCTTCCATTTCAACACCTCAGCGCAGGCTTTAACCAGCTCCCCAGAGTCCCCCCAGGCACAAGAGTGGCCTGAAGTTCACCACAGCAGCTGGTTGGCCGCTACTTTCCATCACATGCTCGGTGAATTGCCATTCGCACAAACTGTAGGCAGACGCACCTACCTCTTCGCCTCACCGCCCGTGCTCTTCTCTGACCCAGACCTCACCCACCACACCAATTTAGCCTGGCAACCCATTCTCTCCGATGTGGTTGATTCCTTGGGCATTAGCGCCACCGCCTGCTTCATACAGGTGTACGACGAAGGCCTCAACCAACCATGGCGCTGCAACTACGGAAGAAAACCCGAGTCCGATGTCATCTCGACCTTAACTTTAGGCCAGGCCGAGCTCGAGTTAGCTGGTGGGAAACGCCTCAGCTTGAAAGAAGGTGACTGGTTCACCATCAACGGCCCTTTACTCCAGCGGGGTCACCATATCTCAGTGGGCTCGCCACAATGCATCACACTCACTTTCTGGCTGCACATGAGCCCCGTGGCAAGCGCATCACCACTCCAGAACTGGCTTTCCGTCCAACCCACCTCGCCGGCAGAAAGCTCACGGGGAAAGTGTGCTCCCAACTTGGCACACCAGCCCTCCAATCCTGTTGACACCCACTATGTCCCGAGCCGCAACCGAGCTCAAAGTCTTACAACCGACAACACGCCGCTCATACACAAGGCTGTCAGCACTCGCACCCCACTCACGCCAATCCCAGACGACGTGGCCACTGCTAATTCCACGTGTGCCATACCATGGGTCAGTTGGGTGCCCCTCCTCCAGAGCCACGGTTTCGATGGCACACAACTCCAGCACGACCCCGCCGGCAGTTTAATCATCCCCGTCCAAGACATTCGGCGGCTTGCCCATGCTAATTACCCCGAAGAGGTGCCCGCTAGCTTGCAGGACACTTTGAATGCCATCAAGCGCTTCCCCGTGACGATTAAAATTGACCACCAACGAGCCAGCTCATACGCCTCCGACATCAAAAATTGTAGAACTGGCAAGTTGCTTACCCAGATGGACCTCAAATGGAAGTCTTCCTTCGCTTACAAGATGCAGCACGAGGATAAGCAGGTAGCCGGCACTGTCATTCATGGGTGCGGCGGCTCTGGCAAATCTCACGCCATCCAAAAGTGGATGCGCACTCTCCCCGCGGATCAGAGCACGGTCACGGTCATCACCCCCACAGTCATCCTCCGGAACGACTGGGGCACCAAACTGCCCATCTTGCCCAGCGAAACCTTTAAAACCTTTGAGAAGGGCATCATCCAGCCTTGCAACCCAGTTGTGATCTTCGACGACTATACCAAACTGCCCCCCGGATCCATAGAAGCCACGGTCATGCACCATAGCAACATATCCTACATAGTGCTCACTGGAGACAGCCGGCAGTCTGTGTACCACGAACTCAACGCCGAAGCTTACATCGCCACGCTGCCTGAAGCTGTCGATGTCTTCACCCCGTTTTGCGAATTCTACCTCAATGCCACCCACCGCAACGTCCAAGCTTTGGCCAACAAGCTGGGGGTTTATTCAGAGCGCCAAGGTAGACTTAAAGTCAATTTCGCCTCCCACCACCTCAAGGCCTCCAGGACGCCTCTGCTAGTGCCCTCCACCATGAAGCGGAATGCCATGGCGGACATGGGCCACCACGGTATGACATATGCCGGATGCCAAGGACTCACGGCCCCAAAAATCCAAATTCTTCTGGACAATCACACTCAATTCTGCTCCGACCGGGTGCTCTATACCTGCCTCTCTCGCGCGGTTGACTCCATCCACTTCATAAACACTGGGCCCACCACGGGGGACTATTGGACCAAGCTTGAGAGCACTCCATACTTGAAAGCTTTCATTGACACCTACAGGGACGAGAAGACGGAGCTTTACAATGCCGAACCAGCATCTGACGCCCCCGTCGAACCCGAAGCCCCTTGCACCCACTTCCCACCAGCGCCCAAACCGTTACTCGAGCCCCTCGTTTCCGAGTTATCTGCCAAAGAGGATAGGGAGATCTTCTCTAAGTCCGCCGGCTACTCCGACACCATCCAGACGGAAGACCCCGAGGTCCAATTATTTCAGCACCAACAAGCCAAAGACGAGACTTTATATTGGGCCACCATCGACGCTCGGCTTTCACTTGCCACCCCCGAGGATAATCTACTCGAATTTAACATGAAGAGAGATGTGGGCGACATCCTCTTTATGAACTACGCTAAAGTCATGAACCTCCCCGCTGAACCTGTCCAATTCGAGGAGCGATTGTGGGAAATCTCCGCTGCTGAGGTGCGCAATGTCTACCTTAGCAAACCCATCGGCAATCTTGTCAATGCTGCCTCCCGTCAGTCTCCCGACTTTCCAAAGCATAAAATAGCCCTCTTTCTGAAATCTCAGTGGGTTAAGAAAGTAGAAAAGCTGGGTGCACTTAAAGTCAAGCCAGGGCAAACCATAGCTTCTTTCATGCAGGAAACCGTTATGTTGTATGGCACGATGGCCCGATACTTGCGTAAGATGCGTCAGCGCTTCCAGCCACCGAACATTTTCATCAACTGCGAGCGGACGCCAGACGACCTAGACGTCTTTGTCAAGACCCATTGGAACTTCTCCCGCCCCGCCCACACCAATGACTTCACCGCGTTCGACCAATCTCAAGACGGCGCCATGCTACAGTTTGAAGTTATGAAAGCTAAGTTCTTTAACGTGCCCTCCGAAATCATCGAAGGCTACATTTACATCAAACTGAACGCTGCCATTTTCCTAGGCACTCTTGGCATAATGCGACTTTCCGGAGAGGGGCCTACTTTTGATGCCAATACTGAATGCTCAATCGCCTACAACGCCACTCGCTTCCACATTGACAGTGGAACTGCCCAGGTTTACGCCGGCGACGACATGGCCCTCGACCGCATCTGCCCGGAGAAATCTAGCTTCCACAGACTGGAAAACCAGCTCAAACTTACTTCCAAGCCTATGTTTCCGCGGCAAACAACCGGTGATTACGCAGAATTCTGTGGCTGGGTGTTCACTCCCGCCGGGATTATCAAACATTCACTCAAGATGTACGCCTCTATCCAGCTTCAGAAGAAATTGAATAATATTAAGGAAAGTGCTCGCTCTTATGCGCTGGACCTCCGGTATGCCTACAAATTGGGCGATAATCTCCAGGAGCATCTAACCGAGGAGGAAGCCGCGTACCATCAACAATCCGTGCGGGACATGCATTTGCTGCACCAGGCCGAAGTTCTCGCACATGGCTCGTCTAGTCCGCCGCACTCATTTTCAACGGCCGAGCCTAACCGTACAAAGACCCAAAAGCGTAATGCCACCAAGCGGAAATCCAAAGTGCGAATTGCCGAAATTCTACCCCCGGACTACTAACGGGGTTAAGTAACCTTTTAGTATTTCGATATGGAAGTTAGTTATATTGTAGAACTTTTAGATTTTCTTGGTTTCACCCGTTCCAGACGTCCCTTTTCCCTTCCCCTGGTAGTACACGGCGTCGCAGGCTCCGGCAAAACCTACCTCCTTCGCAAAGTCAGTTCACACTTTCCCCACCTGGTCCACTGCAGTTTCGCCCCCCAAATCATAGACTCAAATTCAGGTCGCAAACAGGCGCCCGTCACTTCAGAACCTACGGACCTCCTTGACGAATATTTGGGCGGCCCCAATCCCTTGGTACGGCTGTTGAAAGTTTGCGATCCGCTCCAGTACGACTGCCCCGAGCCTGAAGTACCACATTACGTCTCACTCACCACCAGGCGGTTTTGCCCATTAACTACGACCCTGCTTAACTCCCTGTTTGGGTGCGACATAGTTTCTCTCGTCGATCGCAACTGTCATATACAAATTCACGACCCCTACACAGACGACCCAATTGGAACCGTCGTCTCCCTCTCCCCCGACATTGGTGCGTTACTCCTCCGTCACGGCTGCGCAACAACGCCCATCGCCGACTTGTGGGATGTCAATCTCAGTGTTGTCTCCTGCTACTTGCACTCCCTAGAAGAGGCCCTCACCCACTACCGGGCCCCTTTGTTTCTGACTCTTACACGACACACAGCTGAACTGCACATCTTCCTTTTCGATGCCCGGACTGACGCCGCCCACGAACTACGAAACCGTCTTCAAGATTTTGGCCATAGGAGCTCTTAGTTGTCTCTCCATCTACGCACTCCGTGCCAATCAACTACCTCACACGGGTGACAATATTCACCACCTACCCCACGGCGGCAACTACGCAGACGGTACCAAGAGGATCCAATACTTCCGACCCGGCGGCAACCTACATGACCACTCCAAATTCACAGCAGGGTGTGTCGTCTTCTTCCTCACTCTCCTCATTTTGGTTCAGTCTCAATGGCCTTCTCGTACTATCCGGAGTTCTGTTCATGTTTGCACTCATTGCCCCCAAACCCCAACCCTGTCTGGTGATCATCACCGGTGAGGCAGTGCGCATCTCTGGCTGCGCAGACCCAAGCCTTATCTTAGCCCACATCAACCTCGCACCCTGGAACGGGGTTAAGTTTCCTATTTCCTAGTTTGAAAATTTTATTTAGTTTAGTATTGAACGTTTCGGGTTAACCCTCATGGACAAATTAGACGCTGGACAACCTCAGCGCAAGCAAGCAGAACCTGTCCCCGCCGACCTTTCCGATCCCACCCGCGCTCCCTCACTCAAAGAGCTGCAGGCTGTCAAATACGTGTCAACCACCACCTCAGTCGCTACGCCGGACGAAATCAAACAACTCGGCGAACTCTTCCAGAAGCTCGGTGTAGACGGTTCTTCCATAGGCCCAGCAATGTGGGATCTTGCACGTGCTTACGCCGATGTACAATCTAGTCGCTCTGCGATGCTGGCTGGCACCACCCCATCTAACCCCGCCATAACTCGCCAGGCCCTTGCACGCCAATTTTACATAGTCAACATCACTCCACGGCAGTTCTGCATGTACTTCGCAAAGGTAGTTTGGAATATGATGATCGACTCAAACGTGCCCCCCGCTGGTTGGGTAAAACATGGGCTCCCCGAAGATTGCAAGTTCGCCGGCTTCGTCTTCTTTGAAGGCGTGCTTTCACCTTCATCGCTCGACCCCGCCGACGGCTTGATCCGTCACCCCTCCCAGCGTGAGATCCAGGCACATTCAACCGCCAAATACGGAGCCCTTGCGCGCCAGCGGATCCAAAATGGAAACTTCGTGTCAAACTTGGCCGAGGTCACCCACGGACGCGCTGGCGGAGTCAACTCTATGTACGCCATTGAGGCCCCCCCCGAACTATAATAGCATTAGGCAACTTAAATTAATGCGTGGTTTTCTACAGTTTATTTTCCACATCAGACTCTCCATCCTACTAGCTTTATCCGCATGTATGAATGTAAGTTTGTTTT